CCTTGATGTCTGACATTTATAACGCTTGTGAAGCGTTAGATGCCAGGGACAGTGATGCTTGGAAGATCACTATCAAGGCCAGCGAAAAGTACAAAGCAAAAGGTACACGCCAAATCTACGATATCAGCAATAACAACTGCTGTACCGTAGACTATAACGTGTTTCACGGATGCTATGTACGTATCGACGCAATTCCCAATAACATGGCACTTCGAACCGCCACGTCATTGGGGCTTACTAACCCTTTGAACATCGCATGGGAAACCACGCGCTTGTCCTTCGTCGTAGATTGGGCATACCCACTGGGCGATTACTTCGACCAGCTTGACGCCACTCTAGGATGGGACATTAAAGGCTTTACGTCTTCCTCGTTCTCGAGGAAAATGTATCGCTTCAAAGGGCTCGGAGGACAATGGACCTCGCAGGGCGTGAAAGCCAATAAGACTGCTTCTTGGTCTTCGGAATATCGCTCTGCAGTGTTGTCCAGGTCCTCCGGAACTTCGGTTCCATTTGCGATGCTCCCTAGCATCAAGGACCCGTTCAGTAAGCATCACGTCCTTACCGGACTCGCTTTACTACAACAAGTAGTGGCGAAATGGTCAAGGTAACCTTAACGTTACATCAACCCTGAGACAAAGGCAAATGCCTCAAATCGCAGCTCTCACCATCAATGATGGTGCTACCACCCCCGCAGCCCACACCTTCGCGGTCATTGGAACGACCGGTACGAAGGCAACGTGGGCGGACAAAGTCAGCGGTATTCCCGCTGGCTACGTTCGCATGACGCACGAAGTGCGTGAAGCGAAGTCCGCTGCAGGCGCTCACAGTGTGATCTACGGCTTTGAACAGCCGACGCTCGCTACCGTGGACGGCCAGCAGAAGCGGGTCCGTGTCAGTTCGGCACAGGTGCGCTTCAACTTCGCCCAAGACTCGACGGACCAGGAACGGAAAGATCTCGTTGCATACACTCTGAACGGGATCGGCGGTGCCGTGATGAAGCCGGCTACGTACAACATTGAGCCCACCTACTAAGTAGGAAGGCAACAAGGTGTACATATGTCCGGCAACAAAGCTGACATCGCCCAAACCATCCTGGATGTCCCTTTGGGACTCCTAGCTATGAGGATCTTCCTATGGCTCGTAACCGTCTGCGCCCTTCTAGGGGTGCTCTTGTTGCTTGTGCTCCGCCCCTCGCTCGTATACACGAGCGAATCTTCCGAGCCCTCGGTATCCGCGAAAGCGGAGTCCCGGGAAGGCCTGGCGGGGGCTGTCTGCTCCTTTCCGAGCGGGGAGATCTGGAGTCCTTCGGACTCCAGTACTTCGCTTCGGAGTGGCTATCAAAACTAGATGACGGAAAACCGTCGCCTAGCAAGGTAGCTGCCACGTGGGAGCGATTCGCCCAAGCGGAGTCGTCCTGCTTCGAAGTGAACCAACGTCTGAAGAGGGAGTGGGCAAGCAGCCCATGGTCGCAAGAAATTTCTCTTGCGATCAAATTAACCTCTAGGATATTGGGGAAGTTCGATTGGGACGAGGCAGCAAGAGGTTTTGGGTGGGGCCCTGGGGCCACCACCCGACTGAACCGACGATTGTCGGATGCTGCGCACAAATATAGCGGTTCACCGCATGCAACAATAGGTAACGCGGTCCTCGCGAACACTGTATTACAGTGGTCTCCTCTATGGAAGCGAGAGCTTCCAGAGTTATCCGAGGAAGAGGGCGTCGGGTACGTGAAGATTGTACCCGGCAACCGCGTAGTCACTGTCCCGAAGAACTATAAGACAGACCGTACCATTGCAATCGAACCCGATATGAACGTTTACGTTCAGCAGGGCATCGGTAAAATGATGCGTGATCGACTTGCTCGGGCTGGGATTGATCTTTCAGATCAAACCCGGAACCAAAGAGCGGCCCTTATTGGGTCGTTCGCTGGTACCCTTGCGACAATCGACCTGAGTATGGCGAGTGACACTGTTTCTAGGTCGCTCGTTGAACTCTTGCTGCCGACCGACTGGCTGGAGGCACTTGGGCAGTGCCGCAGTCCGTTCGGGGTTCTTCCTTCTGGTGAGAAAATATTTTACCAGAAGTTCTCCTCCATGGGGAATAGTTACACCTTTGAGTTAGAGACTGTGATCTTCTACAGTCTGGCGCTCGCGGTGTGCCACCTCATGAAGGAGGAGGTTACCCGTGTAGTTGTTTACGGCGACGATATTATCGTCCCGTCTGCAGCTGCGGAAAGGTTAATGGGCCTCCTTCAATACGTTGGGTTAACTCCTAATGCAAAGAAGAGCTACTACACCGGTCCGTTCCGAGAGTCGTGCGGTAAGCACTACTACTTGGGGCACGACGTAACGCCTTTCTACGTGAAGAAAGCACCGTCAACGTTGCTAGATCTGTTTAAGATTCATAACCAGCTTTTCCGTTTTATAAACCGAATGAGGTGGCTGAACGATGAACAGGTCATGCAATTGCGACGAGTGCTCTCTTGGTTACGGGCTTACGCCCCAGCCAAGTACCGTAGACCTTCGCTTCTCGATGGGTGTGGCGATGGAGCCTTCGTCGGTTACTTTGACGAAGTTACTCCCCAGCGAGCCCATAGGGGATGGGACGGATTCTTTTGTAAAGGATTCGTCGCCCTTCCGGTCAGTGAGGAACTTCAAACTCACGGACTTCTTTGTAAAGCGATTGCCCGTTTCGGTGTATGTGAAGACCGAACGGGGCGCTTACAAGCAAATCCAGTTCTTCTTAAAGAGGAACCAGAGGAAGTGAAGGTGTTTCCGATAAGGAAGCAGAGGTATGTGTGGAGTGAGAAGGTATACATACCCCGCTCATTTTCACACAGACAGTGCGACCCGCTGGTACTATAATCAAGGTTGATATCTTGACATAGTCGGCG